AGTTCTGAACGCGTCCCGAATGTGTCGGTGATACGTTTAGGATCTACTGGATGAATCAGAGTGGTCATGCTAGTTCAGCAAGTTCCTGTTCATGTACAGCGATAGCGTTAGCGATAATCTCGATGGCCTGTTCACTTGACGCGACTACTTCATCGTTACCGATAGCCTCAGCTGCTTTTTTGTTTAGTTCATGCTGATAACCCTCAACGTTGAGAGCCTTTATTCTCTCGGTGAGCATCTGCACTTTTACTTCATCAGGGACATTGAATGACATTAGTGGTTTCTTTCTTATGCGTTAGCGATAGTTGTAACTGTACCAGAGGAGCCACGCCATTTAAGAGCACCGCCCTCAGCGTAAAGTACACCTCCGCCAGTCGGATTAGTTGATGGAACAGTAGTGGCGTTAGTGATACCAATTACAGCATTTCCGCCACCATAAGATGTAGTTGCAGATCCAAATTGAACGTTTCTATTACCGCCAAAAGTCAAGGCTGTAAGTCCATCGCTGGTTCCTCTGATGTTTGTAAAAGTAACAATGTTTGAGTAAATAACACCATCGCTAGCTACACGCGATAAAATTGCTCCAGCCGAGTTTTGCCATTCCTGCAAATTAGCAGACTGAGACGCAGCACCACGAATAACAGCACCAATAGTTGATGCTCCACCAATAACTGTAGTTAGTTGTCCAAGGCTTGCTGTTGTACCTACGCGAACTTGACCTGTGGCATTTAGGTTTCCAGCAGATGTGACGTTGATTAAGTTTGTTCCACCAGAGTTTTGTATTTGAAATAAGTCGGCTGTATGTGAGGTTGCACCACGGAGTAATAACGGAACGTTTCCTGCAGCTTGAGAATAGAACGCACCTAGTCCACCAGCAGATGATAAAGCAAAAGACACTGTTCCAGCATTACGACCAACTAACCCATAAGTAGGACTCACGCTTAAGTTGTTGTTTCCTGCATTGTCCCTAACCTGAATCAAGTCAGCTGTTTGACCAGATACGCCATTGACTTGTAAAGGAACAGTACCGACTGCATTGTTGTTGATGATATGACCACCAACTGAGAATGTGTTAGCCGAATCAGTCTTGACTAATGTTGCAAGATTTTGCCATGCGATGCCACCAGTTACCGATGCGGTGTAAGGGACATAACCTAATCCTGGAGCGTTTCCAACCTTACCTAATACACCAGAACTGTCAGTCCACAATAAGGTTCCGCTAGTAACCGGAGTTGTAACTGTACCTGTAAAGGTAGGTGATGCCGATGGAGCCTTAGCCGATAAGTCTGAAACCAAGTTTGTTATCTGTGACTGAGCTAAAGTGACCGAGTCGGAACCTGCAGATCCATGACTGGCCGCGTGAGCAAGTGGAGTTCTAGCATCCGACAAACGCGAATCAGTAGTAATAACCGCTGTACCAGTAATCTTATTCGGCGATAAACCAGTACCAACAATTTTGCTGTCAGTAACCGATGCGTCAGTTGGAATGCGAGTGTCCGACAGTCTAGCGTCAGTAGTAATAACCGCTGTGCCAACAACCTGTGCTGGTGCAATCTGAATAAGTGCCTGATTCAAACCAATGTTGGCAGCTGTAGTTGTACCCGAATTAGTGATAGGTGAATCCACGTTCACAATACCGCTAGGGCCCTGTGGCCCAGTATTACCTGTTACACCTTGAGGGCCTTGCTCACCGCGAGCAAAGTACACGTTGGCATAAATAGAATCAGGGACAACTATCTTTACAATCATTTGACTATTTCAGGCGTAACAAGAACTTGACCTCTTGCCAGCGTTAGAACCTTTCCAGTTGAAGTCTGTGTCAATTCGAGAGCCCAAACATAATCAGTCTTAGTTAGCAACGATGTTTGAGTAGGTGTAAGCGAGAACGCTACCGAGTTAGTAGAACTGTTTACTGTCGGCGTAATGTCGATAATTGCTGTAGTGCCAGGGTTCTCACGAATCTGCAATTTAGCGGTGTAACCAGATAAAGCGAAAGCAACACCATCAGAGTCGGTAGGGTAGAACTCGCAGTCACCAGCAACGCTAGGGAATGTAGATCCAGCCAGAATCTCTAAATTGAATAGGCCGTCAGTAACTGTGTAGGTTTCACTCACTAGGAGCATCCTCAACAGGAGCCTCGACCGGTGCAGGTGTTTGACCTGGAGACGGAAATGGTGCCCATGAAGTGGTTACTTTAGGTTCGGTTTCTTTTGCCATCATTTATCCTTTTTTAGCTTGTCGAACTCGGTTTTCAGTTTGTTGTATTCCTTACTCAAAGTTAAGTATTTATCACGCCAATGGTCAAGTTCCTGTTTCAGCGTGGCGAGTTCCTGTTTCAAGTTGTCTATCTGCTCAAACATCTCAGCCCGAAGTTTCTGCTCCAAACTAATCGACTGGAAACGTCTAGTAGTTAGATACCTAAACAAAGCTGTGACACTTGTACCGGTCAGAATACCCGACACCACCCACAACCAAACTTCCTGAGTCATCAGATACCTTTCCACAAGCCGAAACTTGTTTCCCAATGGTCAGCACTTATCTCATGCCTAATCCTGGTAATCAAAGCCACCTGTTGAATCTTGTTAGAACTGTTCGCTGGATCTACAAACTCGACCTGTAGTTTGGCTCCTATTTCGCGGTCGATAATTTTGCTGGTGGTTCCATCACGTCTCAAGGCAGGACAGGATACAGCGTCAATTCTTTTAGGGTCGGCGGCATCAACTACAGCTTGAGCCCAATCTTGCAATCTAGTGTGAGGCGATGAACCTATGTCCATGTCGATAATAAAGTCCGCTGGCCATTCGCCATAAGTGCTGATAGATGTGGTGTTCTTTTTGGTGTAATCGACCTTAGAACTGTCGTCAATCACTTTGGCACTATTTACTAAACCATCAGTATCAAACACTAGGTCAATAGCGTTCATGCAAATGTGATCTACAGAACTTGAGTGAACGTTAGAGATGGTCAGTTCGGTATTACTCCAAGCGGTTCGCTTAGTGGCCACGTCATTTCGAGTCATGTAATACTGCAAACTGGAATCTTTAGCGGAATAAACCCAACCGAGTTCGGCATCTAGCAATCTATTTACAAGTTCACCGGATACAAAGTCATCAAAGGTTTCGTGATCTTGGAATGTGGCACTACCGCCGGGACCATCCTGGCTAAGTGAGAACCTAGAATCAACTGCCTGAATGTCCGAACCAAGTTTGACCATAATCTGTTTGAAGCTGTGGTAAGTGCTGTTGATGTCAAACACAGTCAAGCGAGTGTTCAACAGAATCTTGGTGGTATCATCAGCCGAAATAGTAATCTTTAGTTTTTGAGAATCAACATCAAACTGCATCGACACGTTGCTGATAAAGCCATGAAAGAATGACTGCCAAACAGTTGGTTGAGTATCAGGCTGAGGCTGGTATTGAATACGCAGAGGCATGTTGGCTTTGTAGTTAGGTCCAGTAACTAGATCTGAAACATCCTTTTTGATTAGCCGAACCTGAGCAGTACCATAATCTGGCCTAGCGAACACTCCACGTTCCACCAAGATACCTCGGTCAATGCTCACCTCATAAGTGTCAGCCTCAATGGAAGTCCATGAACCTGATGGTGTAGGCAAGTATTGAATCCGTAGATTCGACTTGATGTCCCAAACGTTATTAGCCATTAGTTAGCGAAATACTTTTTATTAGTTTGCTTCTCGAAATTACGAATCTCTTTGATGATTTCGGCAGCTGAAACGTTGGCTTTGTTGATGTTGATGGTGTAATTCTTTTCGCCAGCGGTGTTGCCGACTCCAGCGACACTTGCACCAGTACCATAAAGAGATCCACGAAGTCCCAGATACTCCGATAATCTGCCTGACTGGAGCAATCCCTTAGCCACGATGTTACCTTGAGCAGGGCCCATGCCTATAAGCTCGTTGATTACATCCTGCCCGGCACCCTGCTTGACAAGTTTCCTTAGGTTCCCAGTAAATCCCTTAGCCGCGTCTACCATCCGCTTTAGTTTTTCAATAACCTTGTCAACGTTGAAGAATGAATACTCGTCTTTACCTGTGGTTCCAAATGCCAATCCAACGCTGTCTCTAAACTTTTCGGCAGTTTTAGTGATGTTATCTTTTGCTTGAATAATCTTGTCTTTGATTCTTTGCACATTCTGGTCCCATTGAGCTTGGTCAAATATAAGAACACCATCTTTGAATATCTGACCTAAGTTCTCATTTATTTCAACAGTCGCGTCACCAGTTGCTTCTAAGGCTTTCCTAAACGCTTCGCTTTGTTCTGTTTGAGTGTAGTAATCCTCTTGAGCATCGGCGGCCGACATCCATGCAGCTGCAAGGGTTCCAACAGTAACCGCGATGGCACCAATACCAGTTGAAATCAAAGCGTACTTTAGGGCCTTGGTCGAAATGGTCGCTAACTTAGTTGCCATGTCATAAAGTTTCATAGCGATAGTCAAACCACCGATAGCCAACTTTGCAGTCAATATGCCAGCAACTAGAGACTTGATTAGCACAATGTTTTCAATAAAGAACTTGCCAACATTACCTACAGCCAAACCAACCTCTTGCAAGATTCTAATTAGTTGGCGTAAGTTCCTTTGGCCCTCAGGACTTTGTAAGTATTCTGCAAACTGTTTGACTAATGGCAGTAATGCAGTTCCCACTTCCTCTTTTAGATTCTCAAAGATAACTTGCAACCTTTGGTAAGGGTTTAGATCTGCAGCCGCCTCAGCGGAGCCCTTGAATTGTTTAGTCAAATCAGCGTAGAAGTTCACACCAAGTTTGACACCTGGCAATAGTTTTTGTAATGAAGTGTATTGGCCGCCATAAGCCTTACTCAGAGCATTAGTAACCGAACCAAGGTTCTTGCCTTTAGCCGCTGAAATGTCCAATGCCAAGTTCAACAGAGACTGTCCACGATCCAATGAACCGGTTGCCCGAACAGCGTCAGCTAGGGCTGGTCTCAAATCGTCATCTAGCACCGCGACAGCGTTAGAGGTTTTTTGAATCCAGCGTTCCGCCGCCTCAGTAGTAGCGACAGTTGCTCCAAGAGTGTTCTTTAGAGATAGTGCCAACTGGTTTTTAGATACAGCATCCTCAGCTGCGGCCTTAGCGGATTCTTTTAAATAGCCAGTAAGTTTAGCGACACCAAGGCCAAGTCCAACAGTTCCAAGAGCCCTAGTGACACCAGAGGACACTTTGCTGGCAACAGAGCCAAAGCTCTTTAGTTCCTTAGATGCCTTATCTAAACCTGACTTGAACTTGCTTGGATCAGAGATAAGGGTAAGTCTCAGAACACTCATTACATAGGGCCTTTCTCTGTTACAGCGTCAGCAATAGCCTGGTATTCGCGTAGAGTGAGTTGCTTATACTCTGAAACGCTTACTCCAGCGTGAACTATCATAAACGCCATCCGCTTGGCCGCCTTATCTGCTATTACTCTTTTTTTTCATCACCAGCCAGCAACTCATTTACCTCAGACATTTTTAGGGCACCGGCTTGCTCAATCGTATAGCTAGGGTCCTGACGTCTTTTGATAATCAAGATGATGGCTTTTAGGGCTTTACCTTTAGGTTGTTTCGCCTCCATGATCTGGTCAATACTTGCACCAGTAATCAGTTCAATGGTCTCAACTTCCTCAAGTGTCAAACTCTCGAAATCAAATGGTGTGGTCATTTTATCCTCTCTGTTACATCGCCTAAATCGCGGTTTATGATTACAGCTCCATCATAATCTTTTCCAGCGTATTTTTCGTATATCTTTACTAAATCCTCCATATAGAACTGCCCAATAAGTCCACGAACCTTAGCGGCTGCTTTATTCATGTATTGAGTAGGCATAATGTTCTTTTGGATAAAGTATTCTCTGTCATAGAACCATCCCCAGTTGATCGGGTTAGCGTAGGGAATAAATGGATCTCTACCAGCAATTACGACAACGCTTCTGGCTGTCTTGGATGCACGAATAGAATTCTGCAGGTTTCCACTACGAACTGGAACTAATTGTTTAGCCTCTTTTACGACAAGGCCGCCGACCCGAAAGTTTAGTTCTTTGAGTTCCTTTTCGGCACCCATTGCTTTCAGGCCAGCGACTGCTTCGTTAAGTCCAACAATCTGTATTCGACTTTGAACGTAAGCCATTAGCTTGTCTTTACAGTTACTCCATAGTAAACCGGTGGTGTAGCTGATGGAGTGTGAACAGCGTTCTTTACAGTTAGAGTCACAGAGAACTTGACAACGTCACCGCTGTTTAGGCTCAATGGAGGCAACTGGTCAAATACGACTGTACCTGTGTAGTGCGGTTGAG